ATTCCCTGCACTCTACGGACGCATGGCAAAGCCAGAGGTCTCTCGTAGGTTCATGGACTCTGACCCAGTAGGTCGATTAGCCTCCACCATGCTAGAGCGCGTGGTCGAGTACGAAGTAACGCAATTTAACGACTTTGACTCCGCAATGCGTGGGGTTGTCGAGGACAGACTATTGCCTGGTCGCGGTACAGCGTGGGTGCGCTATGAGCCAATCATTGTTGGACAAGAAGCCCCAGAAGCCGCCATGCCAACAGGCATTGAGCCAGACGAAGGCATCGAGATTACCAACACAGAGGAAGTCGAGCGCGTTGATTCAGCGCATAGCCCTGTGGATTATGTTTATTGGACAGACTTTCTCCATTCACCAGCCCGAACATGGGATGAGGTATGGTGGGTAAGCCGTTGGGTCTACATGACCCCCGAAGAGGGCATAGAGCGTTTTGGTGATGTGTTCAAGAATGTGCCATTGCACGACCAAAATGACGATATAGACTCCAAAAACCCAATGACCGCCAAAGCCACCTACGGCAAGAAGGCTAAAGTTGCTGAGATTTGGAACAAACGCACAAAGAAAGTCTGTTGGGTTGCCAAGGGATACCCCCAAGCCCTTGATGAGCGTGATGACCCTCTTGAATTAGAGGGGTTTTTCCCTTGTCCAAAGCCTTTATTGGCCACAACAACCAATGGGTCGATGATTCCAGTACCAGATTACTGCGAATATGAAGACCAAGCCCAAGAATTAGACAACCTGACACAGCGTATTTACCTATTGGTGAAGGCTTGCAAGGCAGTCGGTGTGTTTAACGCTGAGTTTAAGGAACTTGGGCGGTTATTCACAGAGGGTGTGGACAACAAACTATTCCCTGTGACCGCATGGGCGGCAATGAGCGAAAAGGGTGGGCTAAAAGGCGCGATTGATATGCTCGATACGAGCGCGATCATCCGAACCTTACAGCAACTTTATCAATCCCGAGAGGTTGTTAAGCAATCTATCTACGAAATCTGTGGAATATCAGACATTATTCGTGGTGCAAGCAACGCAAACGAAACCCTCGGTGCTCAACAACTAAAAGCCAACTTCGGTAGCCTGAGACTAAGGGCTACTCAGGGCGATGTGGCGAGATTTGCTACCGATCTGTTCCGTATCAAGGCTCAGATCGTCTGTAAGTTCTACCCACCAGAGTTGATTGTTGAGATGTCTGGGGTGATGAACACACCAGAGGGTCAGAATCCGCAATTGTTGCAAGCCGCGGTGCAGATGCTCTCAAACAGCACAATTCGTGATTTCCACATCCAAGTCGAGGCAGACACACTAGCGCAGATTGACGAACAAGCCGACAAACAGAACGCAAATGAGGCAGTCCAAGCGATTGGTTTGTTCTTGGGTCAAGCAATGCCTATGGTGCAACAAGCCCCTGAGATGTTGCCAATGATGAGCGAGATGCTCTTATTCTTAGTACGCAGATACAGGGCTGGCAGAGGTTTGGAGTCGGCAATTGAGCAAGCAATGAAATCGCTACAAGCGAAAGCACAGCAAGCCCTAGCCCAACCACCTCAGAATCCTGAGATGATGAAGTTACAGGCTGAACAACAAGCAGAACAGATGCGTATGCAAGCCTCTGCCCAGACCGAGCAGATGAAGATGCAGGCACAGGCTCAACTTGAACAAGCCAAGGCTCAGTTAGAGATGCAAATGCAACAAGCGAAAGCCCAAGCAGATATGCAGTTAGAGCAAATGAAAGAGCAGTTTGCCCAACAAGTTGCTAACAACGAGTTACAAGTCAAGGCTCGGGAAATGCAAGGCAAAGAGGAATACGAGCGTTGGAAAGCCGAACTGGATGCCGCGACCAAAATCATGGTGGCGAGAATCGGAAGTAACCCTGGCGTTGATTTACCCGTCATCGAAGCCGCCTCTGCCCAGATCACCAACGAATTGGGTGGGACGATCGTTCAAGCGATGGACAAGATGGCACTCATGCACGACCAAATGGCTAACCTACACGGACAGACCATGCAAAACATTGGCGAGGCGATGCAAAGACTCAACGCGCCTAAGAAGGTTGTGAGGGGTGCTGATGGTCTAGTCATTGGAGTAGAAACAGCATGAGCCTAGCCCTTGCTGATCGGGTAAGACAGACCTCTACTTCTACGGGTACAGGAACGATCACTCTAGACGGGTCGGTAGAGGGTTATCAGTCATTTGCAGTCATTGGTAACAACAACACGACCTACTACACGATAGCAGGCGGTACGCAATGGGAAGTAGGGATTGGGACTTATTACGGGGGTACTCTAGCGAGAACTACTGTAATTTCCTCCTCCACAGGCTCAAAACTTGATCTTGCTACGGGAACTAAGGATGTATTTGTAACCTTGCCTGCAAGCGTGGCGATCACAAGTGGCACAGATGTAACCTTTACCAAGGTCACGACACCAACAGTCCAAGCCACTAACTCGGGCGGTTTGTCCCTCAAGAACTCCGCAGGCACAACCCAGATCAGCATGGGTGGGGGCGGTGGTGACAACATCTCTCTGAATGTATCGACCAACCTAAACGGCACAAATGCCCAGATCGACATAAGCCCTACGGGTACGGGTCATGTCCACATGAAACCTAGTGGTACGGGTTCAGTCGAGGTAGCCCCTACAAATGTAGGAACAATGGACAACATAACCATTGGTGCAACAACGGCTAGAAACGGCACATTTTTAAACATGAGCGCAACAACAGGCACAGTATCAACAGCACCTAGCGGTGGGACGGATATTGTCAACAAGACCTATGCAGACGGACTAGCCGCTAAGTGGGGTGATTGATGTTTGGCATATCGGCTTTCGGTGAAACGCCCTTTGCAAGCATTCAAAGCGCGATAACGCCCGTACCTATTGAACTCCCGATTGGTGGACACTTTGGGTTTGACGAGAAAAAGCGCGATGCTGAGTGGGCAAAAGACCGCAAACTAGAGGCTCAAAGGAAAAGAAAACTCCAAGAGGCTTTGTTTGGTTTACCGCCAGAAGTGAGGGAAGAGATCACATCTGCGCCCGAGCAAACCATAGAGATTGCGGTCAGAAAACAAATTGATTATGATTCTCTGATGCAAAAGGTTAAAACCTTAGAAAATAAGGTTAGACTTAAGCGAGATGAAGAAGACATTGCAATGATATTGGAGATGATGTGAGAGAAACTTGGGTATTTCCATCGGACGGGTCAGAGCCTTACGAAAAGCACCTCGGCCCTGTTAATGAGCGATACATGGTGATGGGCGATATAGCCCCATTCATGTCACCAGACGGGGTAATGATTGAGGGTCGCGCCCAATGGCGTGAGCACTTAAAGAAGACCGATTCCATTGAGATGGGGCATTCAGATGTTAAGTATGCTCAAGAGCAATGGAACAAGAAGAAACAAGCGCAGAATGATCGCCTACGGGGTCAACTGCAAACTGTGCAAGAGTTTGACCGACCAAGCGCACCCATTGCACCCATGAAAATGTCAAATTTAAATGTAGAGATGGCGAATCGGTTGCATAATCGACCCATGCCAGAGCGCAAAGAAATGATTAAGTTGACTTTAGACCAAATGAAAAGGATGAGATAAATGGAAAACGAAGTTGTCGCACCCGACACGATTGACCCAACTCCCCCAGAACCAGAGATTAAGACGGAATCTGCCGAAGTAAAGGCAGAACCGAAAGCAGAGCCTCTTAGTCGAGCAGAGGTAATCCGCGAGGCACTCAAAAAAGACACCAAAGAGCCTACTAGGGCAGAAAAAGCCCCCAAATTCCCTACACCTGAGAGACAGGAAAAGACTGCTGTCCAAGCCCCTGATATGCCTAAGTCTCTCAAATTAGAGATGAAAGCACATTGGGAGAAAGCCCCTCCTGAGTTACGCCAAGCAATAGCCCAACGGGAGGCAGACTTTGAGCGTGGCATCAACACATACAAGAGTCGGGATGCCGAGGCAAAGGCGATTACAGACCTTTTTCAACCTTACGAGTGGATACTGAAGAACGAAGGTGCAACGCCTGCAAC